GATACTATGGTTATGCACTATGTGTTAGACGAAACTGATAGTCATGGTTTAAAACAGTTGGCCCTAAAGTACACCGATTACGGAGACTATGATGCAGAGCTAGATGACTTTAAAAAGGAATACTGCTCAAAGAATGGAATATTGCAAGATGATTTTACGTACGATCTTATACCTTTTGACGTTATTAGCCGTTATGCTTCTATTGACACTGCCGTAACATTTGACTTATTTCAAAAGTTTTGGCCTATTGTTCAAAAGAATGATAAGTTGCGTAAGGTATATGACGAAATCTTGATTCCAGGCACCTTATTCTTAATGGATATGGAAGAAGTTGGTATTCCTGTAGATAAAGACCGTATGGCTGCTGCTAACGTCTATCTTGACGAGCAGATTGCACAAGCAAAGGAAGTTGTTTATGGCTTTGATGAAGTTAAACGGTTTGAAGCAGACACTGGTAAGATTTTTAATCCTAATAGTGTCATGCAATTGCGTGTCGTCTTGTTCGATTATTTGGGTCTACAACCAACTGGAAAAAAGACAGCAACAGGAGCAATCTCAACCGATGCCGAAGTCTTAGAACAGTTATCGGAAGAACACCCGTTGCCCGCTGCAATTTTAAAGGTTAGACAACTTGGCAAAATTCAAAATACCTACATTTCCAAGATTTTACCAGAAATTGATAGAGACGGTAGAATTCGTACAAATTTTAATCTTATCTTTACCACTAGCGGTCGCCTCAGTAGTTCTGGTAAGTTTAATGCTCAGCAGATACCTAGGGACAATCCTATTATCAAAGGCTGTATCAAAGCTATCGAAGGTTATAAAATTGTTTCGCAAGACTTAACCACAGCTGAAATGTATTATGCCGCCGTGCTGTCAGGCGATAAAAATCTACAACAAGTTTTTAGCAGTGGCGGTGACTTTCACTCAACTATTGCTAAAATGGTATTTAGCTTACCTTGTCCAGTTGAAGATGTTAAAAAGTTGTATGCGTCTATGCGTCAATCAGCTAAAGCTATCAGTTTTGGTATTCTGTACGGTTCAGGTGCTAATAAGGTGTCTCAAACTGTGTCAAAAGCTACCGGCCAACCTTATCCAGTTGAACAAGCTCGCGAAGATATTAAGGCTTACTTTAACAAGTTTAGTAAATTAAAGAGGTGGCTAGATGACCGCAAAACATTTATTGAAGCAAACGGGTATACTTATAGTTATTTTGGCCGAAAGCGTAGGCTACCTAATGTATTCTCTAGTGATAAAGGTATTGCAGCTCATGAGGTACGTAGTGGTATCAATGCTGAAGTTCAGTCTCTTGCTAGTGATGTTAACTTGCTTGGCGCTATGGGGACTGCTAGAGATATTAAAACGATTGGTCTTGACGCCAAAATCTTCATGCTTGTACATGATTCAATTGTTGCGCTTGTTAAAACAGAACAAGTCGAAGAATACTGCAAAATTTTAAAACGTAATACACAGCACGAGTGGGGATGTGAAATCCCTAATACACCTATTGGAGTTGATCAGGATATTGGGGATGACTACAGCTTTGGACACTTCGACGAAGTTTACGGCGTTACAGGCAATAATATGGCCAATCTTTAAACTAAGTGAGAAAGAACCAAGTCGTGAAAACGGTTTGGTTTACTTTCATACAGAGTATATAGACGAAACTAATGAAACTAGTTTAACTTTTAAATTAGTAGATGATAAATCACTGCCACAAAAAACATTAGGATTACGTAGACTTGTGTTACAAAAAGACCCTAAAGTAAAACTACACAAAATATCAACCGCAATATATTTTTTAGCTGACTTAATAAAACTTGCCAAAGCAACCACTTGGTTTATAGATAATAGTGGCAACGTATTTCAGTGGAAAAAATATACACGCGCCAAACTGACTGCAAAAAAGATAAAACAAGTTTTACCTGCTGATGGGGTAGGGTGTGTGTTAGAGGTAGAAGGCCTATCTCAAAGATTTAAAAGTCTACAGCGGCCACAAGACTTTCAGCACTACGCAGTATTCTTAGTAATAAATAAAATGTACTTACTATACGGTCTCAGCGAGACTGCTAGAAACGATAGCTGGAGACTAGTATAATGCCTAAAGCAGTAATATCAAATAGAATTTATATGGATAATCCTGGTGCAGACCACTTAAAAAAGATTATCAAGACACTAACATATAAAATTGCAAAAGACACTGGCTCAAAGAAATTTTTTGCAGTTGAAACAATAAAAAACTACAAACTATTACCCAAAGGTATTATTAGTATACCACAAGGACGACAGGACTTGATTCCCGAAGATTTCGAAATTATAGATAAGCGGAGTCTAGTAGCTGCACCTTTTCCAATACCTAAATTTCCGCTAAGACCTGAACAGCAAGTAGTATACGACCCAATTGATGACACTTGCTTTATTAATGCACTGGTTGGTTGGGGTAAAACTTTTACTGCACTACATCTAGCACATAAGTTTGGGCAAAAAACCTTGGTCATCACACATACTGCTGCTCTCAGAGATCAGTGGTGTGAAGAAGTTGAATTATTATTTGGAATTAAACCTGGAATTATTGGTGGCGGACAGATGGACTATGAAGACCATTTTATCACAATTGCCAATATCCAAACTCTTAGCAAGCATTGCACAACACTTGCTAAAGAGTTTGGAACAATTATCTTGGATGAAGCCCACCACTGTCCTGCCACTACATTTGCCGCAACTGTTGACTGCTTTTATGCCAGATACAGAATTGCACTGTCAGGAACAATGATACGCAAAGATGGTAAACATATATTATTCCAAGACTATTTTGGGCCATTAGTATATAAACCACCACAATCATATACACTTACTCCAACAGTACATATTATTAAAAGCGGTATTACTTTAAAACCAGGCGTGCCTTGGGTAGAAAAAGTAAATGAACTGCTAGAGTCTGAAAAGTACAGATTATTTATTGCTGATATTGCTAAAATGCATATCGAACAAGGGCACTCGGTTTTAGTTATTGCTGACCGAGTTGAGTTTCTACACAAAGTTAAGGAATATATTGGTGAAGATTGCGCGGTTGTTACAGGCGACACAGACTTTGACGAACGAAAGTTCATTAAACAACAAGTCTTGTCAGGAGAAAAAAAGGCCATTGCAGGTTCAAGGCAAATCTTCTCAGAAGGCATATCTATTAACGCACTCTCCTGCGTTATCTTAGCAGCCCCCATGAGTAATGATAGTTTACTAGAACAAATTGTGGGCAGAATTCAGAGAATGGCAGAAGAAAAATTAAACCCGCTAGTAGTAGACATTAATTTTGCTGGTTATGCCGATAAAAAACAAAACAATGATAGGCTTGGGCTTTATATGCGTAAAGGCTGGGAAATAACTACCATATAAAAAATTTAACTTGCATTGCGGCTGTCAATCTGGTATAATAATCATTAAGTTACAGAATATGACTTTTTTCTTTAACCTTTCAGTTTTAGAATCTGAAACTAAAAACGATCCCAGCTTAATAGTTGAAAAACTTCGTTTGCATTTTACTAAAAAATCCATACCAAAACATTACTTAACTAAAATTAAACCTATTAGTAATTTAGTTGGCAACAGTTTTTTAGTAAATCCCGCAGACTTATTTGCAGATAAAATAACTGATATAATTTATAAATCACAATACATACAGTTAGCCGGACGACGAGATTATAGCTCATACAAACTTTATAATATTAATTATTTAGACTTATCCTATTTTAAAGATATTGATATAAGCAAAATAATCACAAATCCGCTACTAACTATAACAGAAAACAAAATACACTTCAAATACGAGGATATTAAAAATGGCAATTAGCTTTAAGAACACAAAAGGTAAAGCACAATCAAACAAAGTAGAGGCTTATGAGTACAAAGACGGCGAAAATTCAGTTCGCTTAATTGGCGGACTCTTACCTCGCTACATTTACTGGATTAAGGGCACTAATAACAAGGATATCCCTGTTGAGTG